AATATAATATCTATTATACCCCAAATCGCAATAAATGTCAAGAACTATTTTGCAGTTACTTTCTCGTATAGTTCCACAAAGTCTTCGTGGTCTGCAACTTCCTGTGCAAGATTCTGCTTATGATATGTTTTTGCAATCTTAGAAATAACTTTCTTAGGAATTTGCAATGTATCGGATTGATCCTTAACGATCTCTTTAATCAGATCTCGTTCTGCTTCAGTTCGTAACATGGAATTGCTAATCTCTTGAATAGCACCTTGTAAATCTTTTTTCTGTTCTGGTGTTAATGCATAATTCATTTCTTGCTCCTAAAATTAAGTCCAGTACTGCCACTGATAGCACCAGTGATAATAATCATAGCCATCCAAGTATCAATTGTCAATGGAATAGCCAACATTGGGAATAGGGTATTCAATGCCCAAATTTCGGCAACTGGAATCAATACCAGAATACCGACAATTACAATTCCTGCTAAAATAATTTTACCAATCATAGTTCAAACTCCACTTTAATTACTGAATCCCATCGGAAGGATCTCCATTCTCCGATTTCTGTGTCGAAGACACGAACTGCGGATCCAGTAGTGCTGGAATCCTCACTTTCGCTTGTACCCTTTGGACGCTTGTCTGCTGGGATTTTGGCTTCGATGAGGGTGCAGTCCATTTTGCGTTCGCTTCCATCTTTTTTGGTGAAAGTAATACGCACACCTGAGTTGAGATTTTCATCGTGTAATAATCCTAGAGTCCACTTTTTAAAATCATCAAATTCTTTTTCATTCTTGAATACTGTTTGCATTATCTAATCTCGCTTTCAAATCATTTACAATTGGACCAAAGAATTCTTGAAATTCTCTAGTCTCAAAAAACCATGTGTGTCCACTATCCACAATAACCTTGCCTGTCGCTTCATCAGTAAGTTTAGTTGTGACTGTAAACTCAACCAAGTCATATTTAATTTCTTTAATCTTAACAGTCTTCAACAGACCACCACGACCAAATTCGGCTTCATAATTGAGACTCATATAATTCCTTTTTGTGCTTAGGTTTACGGATGTACTGAACCCTACTCTCAACCACACGCATGCGATACTTGGGAGTTCTTAGATCTTTTGCAATCGGATCTCTAGGTTTCAGTTTACTATTATACATGTCTTTCTCTTACAAAGCAAATTTCTTTAATACCTCTTTTGCATCTTCAAAGTCACCCATGATATTATCCATCTCTGCAAGAATAATCATTTGTTGCAGACTATCTGCAAGTTGCTGGTCTTCATCATCTAATAGATTATACCATTCCTCATATTCTTCCACTGAGTCCAAAGACCACATATGGTCTAGCATCTCAACTTGATACTCGGTTAGGTTGTTAATTTGAATCATGCAACTTCCTTAAAAATGTTAGACCATGTCATCAACTTATTCAGTTTCTCGTTCTTTGCAGCCATCACTGCAGACTCAGATACGATACCATTGTCGATGAGTAAGTCAATCATACACATTAAGTCACCAATTTCTTCTTCAAGATGTTCACGATTCGATTCACCATTGTGAGTATCTTCCATACCAAACCTGAATACCTTACTTATCGCTTGAGTAACTTCAGCACATTCTTCCTGCGTAATCAAGAGGATCTCCCGATTCGCTTCATTTATTTCTTTCATTTTCAAAAACTTATTCATATTAATCCCAATTCTTTTTATCACCAAACTCTTCATTGAAGTCATAACCAGCGTGGTATGCTTCAAATTCTTCTTCTGTCACTGCTTCGATTCTTAAACCAGAGTCACCACCAACACCACCACGATGTGGGTCACGAGGACGATGGTAGTATGAATCAGCGCATCCACGATCAAAGAATGATCCATGTCTGCGATCATAAACCTTATTCGCTTCCCATGCTTCTGTGTAATTCATTTCACGCTCCATAATATTGAGCATCATCGTTTGCGCATTCATCTGCATACGACAAGTACTCGTATTGTTTTTCTAATTCCAAACACTCAATCTGTTCGAGTGTATCGTAAACCATCTCAATTGGACAATTCAATGTCACTGCAATAAACTTAGGGGACATACCCTTAGTCAACAACTCTTCGATATCCATCGATAATTCAGCCATTTTACTCATTTTAATTCCTCAATTGAATGAACACCAGAATGCATCAAACCTAAACCAAGAACTGCAATCGCTGTCAAAAGAAGCAATGAAGCAGTTGGATCATTATCAATGCCACCAACAGCACCCATAACTAACAAAAAACCTATTCCTAATCTAAACATTTTATATCCTTACTCAAACTCATAAAATTTTACTGCAGGATCTAACTTCTTGAGTTGGGTTGCAGCATAGACCAACTCTTTGTATTTCGCTTGAACAACATTTCGTGGAAGTTCACCATCACAAGTCAAATTCTCAGGACTCAAATCAGAGTCAATGCGATCTGCCACACGCTGGCGATCAGCATGAGTATCTAAACAATATTGAGTGCCTTTGAAGATTGCATTCCATTCGTTTTTCTTGGCGATATAAGCATTTAACTGTTTCATTACAATTCCTTTTCAACTTTCTAAGACTATATTATACTCCTAATTGCAATTAAAGACAAGCGTTTTTTGGAAATAAAAAACCCCTGTAGATACAGGGGTTGGAGGGAGGGAATAACCCTACAGACTTGAGGGGATTAGTCGTTTCGGGTGTTTCGGTGAGTTGGATCTCCGTCTGCAAACACTGGCATAACTGTTAAATCACCCAAACCACTCGACATTCCCATTGGAGCAGGTGGCATACCCATCGATGCTTTTGGCATTGAAGGCATACTCATTCCACCCATAGGTGCAGGTGACGATGGAGTAGTTGCAACTGGAGTTGGTGGTTTATCCCAACCCTTGTTTGCAGCCTGAAGTGCTAGTTTCTGTGCATCTTTATCTCCACCTGCCAACATGATACCTGATAGAGTACCAGTCAGGAAAGTTGCAATAGGAATAATCAACTCAAAGAATTTTTGGTCGATAGGGCTGATAGCGTTCAATGGCTGTGTGACGAAAATCACAGAGTAAAGAACTACGAAAACAATTCCAACAAGGGTAAATGACAAGCAAATACCGATGAAGAATTTCAGACGAGCCATTAACTGCTCTTCTGTATACATGAAAGGTTGATTATTATCACTCATTTACAATTTGCTCCTGTTGCTGGTGTTATTGGTGTTGGAATAGCAGCAGTAATCGAAGGTGGAACACCATCTTTTGGTGGACCAAGTCTTGGATCTCTCTGCCCTTTGAAGATATGCTCAGGACAAGTTCTTGTAACATCGCAGATTGGCATCTTACAAAAGTCTTTGTCCCAGTTAGCAGGATCTTGGCATGGATAACGAAATCTATCATTGCCAAAAAAGGCAAGTGATAGAGGCAACATCAACAATATAATTGCTGCCACAAGTAATCTTTTATCTGTCATCGTTATTCCTTTTTATTATTTTAATCGTCGGATGAATTCGCACCGCATTTGGCACGCTTTGCTTTAGTTAATGCACCGAAGTCCACTGCCCATTCACCACCCACTGGTAGTTCTTTAGCACCCTTAGGGAAGCCAAATGCTACACCAGCAGTTTGTTGAATCTGAGCAACAGATGCACGGAATTTAGTTAAATCATTACCAAGATTTGGATATGGAGCAGTGTGTGGGAAATACCATCCAGCTACTTCATTTGTTGCTTGGTTAATTACAATTTTATAGAAGCCATGTGGAACTACTACACCAGTACCAATTTTCTTATCATTGGCATCGTAAATACCACCAACATAAATCGTATACTGCTGGTTTCTTTGTACTGCCCATCCTCTTACAGAGGTCTCTAACAGTTTCCAGATACCACGATTCAATGAACCAGCCTGTGGAGACATATTAGTCATTAGGAATGATTCATATTCAACTTGAACATCCCAAGACAAGTCACCATCTGGACTCATGTGTCCTTTATCGTATCCAGTGCCAGCATAGTCGTCTGGACGAGCACCACCTGGAACTGACTGGTCAGCTGCAAAGGCATTAGTACGAGCAACACAACCTAAAGCATTTTGTGGTGCAAGAGTATATGTTACATATCGTGGAAGTTTAGCAGAAGCATCGTAGCCGACCAAGTATGCTTGGCGACAGATACCACCGACTTGAGGATTCGCTTGTGGGAATCCGTATGGTGCATGCACTGCACAGTGTTGAATAGGCTCTGGTTGACGCTGAGTCCAACCAAATGCTGATAGACTACTTACAGATAGTAGAATTAATAACAGTTTTTTCATTTTTCGCTCCAATTATTTTATAAGGTAAAAACCAATGGTATAACATTAAGTATACATAGTAATCAATGATTACATTCATCTTATTTAGGAATTATATCTTTGTAAGTGTGTCTTCTACAAGTTTTAAGGTATGATCCCTTTCCACTTTTAGAGTACATCTGTCTCCAGCCTTTGCAACCAGAGACAGAACATACAGGGCGATTTAGATAATCTGGTTTACTGTCTATCATTTTGCAAGAGGATTATCCAGTGCTTTCTGAATCTTAGAGTCGATCTCTTTACGCAACTGACGAATATCTTGGTCAGTTTCACGCTGGCTAGTCTTAGTGCTACGCTCTACATTTTCGACTACGCTCTCTAAACGACGGATGTCGCTTTTCAAGTCGTTCTTAATATCTTGAGTATATTGAACAGACTTTTCAGCATTTTGTTGAGTTAGTTCCATTTTCTTGTTTAATTCTGACAAGTCTGGAGCTACATATTCAGCAATACGCTTCTTCATGCTCTGATAGTCTTTATAAACTTCAAATGCACCATATAAACCACCAAGCGTAGAAGATACAATAGTAAATGCAACCATCAACTTAGCAGGAGTGAACTCATATCCACCGATGCTAATGACTGTATCTTTACTAGCGTACTTCTTTGCTGCTGCTTCTAATTCGTCAACTTTAGCGTTGACATCTTTAATTTCTTCTGGCATTTTATCTTCCTACATAAATTTGTTTTTCAGATTCCTTCTGTCTTTGTAGTTCAGTTTTTGGAATCCATCCGTTTCCATATTGAGGATACTTCTCAATTCTATCTTGCACAACCCATGCGAACAGTAGTCCCACACTACAACAACAAATCAATCCACCGATACCGATAATCATATTATGATGTAACTGTCGTAGTTTTTGTTTTCTTCTTTTCTCAGCTACTGCATCTTTTTTCATCTGTGCAGAAATGAGAACTTTCTGTTCTTTACCCATCTGCTTCATCATATCTTCAACTTCAGTATACAAAGCACCAAGTTCAGGTGGTGATTGATATACCATTAACTCTCTTAACTCTGTTCCCATTTGTTCTAATTGCTTGCGCATTAAAACTCTTTGCAGTGCTCTTTTACCTAATGATGCCTCACCTGTATAAATCTCAGTTTTGGCTCTTCTTTCTTCTTCATCAAATACTGCAATACATTTGTAGTAATTATCATAATACGCACCAAGATGTTCACCAATCTCTTGATAAACACCAGTGTGTTCACCTTCATTGGCTTTCTTGTTTAACTCAATAACACGATTCTTTTCTTTGATGAATGCGTTCTTTTGTTCAACAGTTGGTGGCTTATCCGCTGGATGTAGTTTATGAAACTGATCATCAAGATCTTTGAGAACTTCTTTAACTTCTCCAGCTGCGCCTTTAATGTCTTTATAAAGTTTACACCCAGCCTTTACTGCAGAGACTGCTCCGTTTGCTAAAGCGAATAGCGTTAGCGGATCCATCTCTAGTCCTTTCTGTTATACTGCGACTCCACCATTTCGTTGTGTACCGCATCAGTTGGACCAAATAAACCACGACCCAATCTTCTGTTGTCAACTGGTTGTTGATTGTTATAGATTGTGTATGGTTTATAGAATTGCGATTGAATAATCAACTGTTGGTTATACGCATCAAATCCAGGTTTGAATGCCATCGCTTGAATGACAACAGTCTGCATTTGTTTCTGCGTTTCCATGTTAGTTGCTTTACCCATTTCGTTTGCTAACTCTTTTGCTTTACCTGCTGCTTCTTTCTTTGCAGCTTCTGCTTTTCGTTCTGCAATTTCTTGACGAGCAGTCTTAGGTTGATCTTTATTACTTTCTGCTCCACTAGCCATTTGAGTTGGTCCAGCTGGTTTGTCATCTGATTTCTTTTCACCACCAGATTTCTTCTCACCAGAACCACCACTTGGTTTGTCACCAGATGGTTTATCATTGGATTGTTGTGCTGGTGCGGCAGGAGTTGGAGCAGACGGAGCAGGTGCTTGTGCAACTAACTGGACTGGTGCTGCAGGTGCAGCTGCAGAGTTAGCAGTAGTTGTAGTTGGTGTGATTGCTTTATCAACAGTAGTATTACCAGTAGCCGATGGTGTTACAGAAACAGTACCACTTGAACTAATAGTTGGAGTAACAGAACCAACAGACACCGTGGTTGATGTTGTAGTTGCTGGCGATGATGTTGTAGTTGTCGTGGTTGGTGTTGTAGTTACTGGAGCAGTCGATGCTACTACTCCAGCAGTGGCTACTGTAGATGCCATATTCTGTTGTTCAAGTAACATTTTAGTTGCATAAGCAGTAGCGTATCCTGGACACTGCTGACTATACAATGCGTTTAATGAACACTGCTGATTAAAATATGCCTGCTGATAACCTATACAATCAGTGGCATACAATGGATTCAATGAACACTGTTGATCATGATAAGCAGTCGCATAACCTGGACAGTCGCTAGCATACAGTGGACTAATTGTGCACTGTTGATCATGATACGCTTGTTGATATCCTGAACAAGTAGTCGAGTATAATGGATTAAGTGAACACTGTTGATCCAAATATGCTGCAGCGTATCCAGGACAGTCTGTTGCATAAAGAGAACTAATTGAACATTGTTGGT